GGCTTATTGTATGAGAGGAAGGGTAACGCCGCCTGGCGCTTTGGGAAAGCTACACCGACGCCAGCGACAAAGGCGTGCGGCCGAAATGTGCGGCGGCTTATGTTGGTGTGTCCGATAGTGGGATCCCAGAGAATGTTGCGGCCAGAGGGCAATCCACATTCCAACTGGTCCCGAGGTCGGTGCTGACGTTCCAGCCAGCCGGCATGGCCATCGCCGAGAAATTATCAGTAACCGCATTGCCACGACCAATTTGGACGTTCCCGTATGGATAAAACAACTGGCAGGCGCTGGAGGTATGCTGTAGCGCGCTTGCGAGCGCGATTTGCAAATGCGTTGAGTCCACACGGCGACAAGAAATCGCCGTTACGATCGTTCCGTCATTCCCGGGGGTTCCTCCGTCCATAACCGCAAAACCGATGCCTGTGACCGCCTGCAATGGAATTTTTACGTCGTTTCCAGAATCATGGAGGATGGTAATGATAAGTGTTGTACTTGTTTCTTTGTAGACATGCACGATGGACGGCCCGCCCACTTTCGGCAAGACAGGGGGAAGAGCTGTTATTGAATCGGCGAATCCGCCCGCTACGAGCGTTCTGGCGATAACAGGACTGGCCAGCATCGCAAACCGCACATTATCGGCACTGTCACGATGCGACGAATCTCCGCCTGTCGCGAGGCCGGTCGCCGGATCCCAGGATGATCCACGAGGATTGCTGTCGCTGGTCTGGGGATTGCCGATGATAACGTTTTGCACGGAATTGCTTGCAATATCTTGAACGACCTGCCGGTGCATCGTCATGCCATCGGCTGAGCCGTATGGTATGGCATTCCACCAAACCAGTGGAATTCTATTGGCGGTGTCCCCCAACATGGCCCGCAGTAACGAGAGGAACCGAAGCGCCCCAGCCTCGAATGCCGCATACTCGCTATATTGTCGAAGGCTGTCAGTCTCGTTCCACAGCCAAATGATCGCACATAGGTCCGAGATATCTTCGGCCGCGAGACCATCCACCGCTTGCCGCACAGCCAGACCGTCAGTGCCCAGCGACCATCCCGATGGGTTGGAGCCATCGCCCGGGTCCGCGATGAAGCTACCGGGATAGCCTACGCTGGTGACATCGTAGATGGCATGTCCGCTTTGCATCGTGTAGCTTGTCGCGCTCCCGGTGGTGGCGAGCACGTTATAGGCCAGGGCGCCGAGATACCAGGCGATCCCGCGCGCCAACAGTGCCGCGGCTCCATCAATCAGCGAATAATTTATGGCATTCGACTGTCCATTGACAATAAAATACAGTCCTTTCCGAACGCCTCGCACCCAACGTCCTGCATAAGTCGTAACGGTGGCGACTTCGCTGTTCGACAGGGCCTGGCTCCAGACCGCGGCCTCGTGAAGCCAGCATTGGGCTGCCCCGAGGGAAGTGCCGTCGTGCAGCAGGACGACTGGACCGGAAAGGACCCCTGGCGTCCAAGCGACGGCTTGGGCGACTTGGATACTATCCAGCCATAAGTCCACACCATCTGTGGGTGAATAGCGGATGACGATCGAATGGGTGTGGCGCCGAGCCATACTGGTGTTTACAACGACTTGGCCGGCGCCGGGAAACAGAACGAGCCGGTTGGTGCCGCCATAGCTGTCCACCTGCAAAATCGCCTGCGTTCCGATCGTCAGCAGGGTAATGGGATTTCCATCGACGTTGGTGCCTTGGCGCCAATTCGGCCGGGACCAGACAAGATACCACGTCCAACTCGCCCCAGCGAGCGGCGCCGCGGCGGGCAGTTGCCATCCCGCATTGGGATCCAGGGCGGGTTGCAGCAAACCCGGGGTTGCCACGGGATAGCCGGCGCCTCCCAGCATGCCGGAGAGATGCGCCGCCCCCTGCGGTAGGCTGGACCCGGTCTGGCTGAAAAATGGAACCAGGTTTTGGCCGTTGCCCGACAAATCGATCAGGGCGTTGCCGGAGGCGTTCCAAACCGTGACCGGTGCATTCCCGGGGCCGAGAAGGCCGTTTGGAGAACTGGCGTCCCACCACCCCGCGGTTCCGGCAACCAACTGGATTAGCGTCGATGCCGTCCCACCCGAACCGCCTGTGGTCGTTCCGGCCTGGAGGGGCGCATAGAGAGCCAGCCGATTGCCTCCAACCCCCATGGCGTGGCCAGGTCGAATGAACACGAGGCTCATGTCCTATTGCACCACAAAAGAGGTCGGACTGATCGTAGGCGCGCTGCCGTCGAGACCCTCCACCCAGGCGAACCAATTGCCCGCTGTCGCTGGGGTTGCGACGTAGGCGCCCCACAGGTTGGTATTGACAAGTATGGCTGCGGTCCAACTGGTTGGCGGCGAAGTGGCCGACAACGAGAAGCCGAACTGAACCGGCGACGCTGCTGGTGTGACTTGAGCGTTCACCCCGATTGCACCGCTTCCATGCGTGTAAGTGCCACTTGGTGCAAGGTTCCAGGTGATGGACGTTACAGACTGCGCGGCAGCGAACGTTACTGCCGTGACGGTCGAGGATGCGGGGCCGCTTCCGGCGGTGTTCGTACCAACAACAGCGAAATCGTAGCTCGTCGCCGCTTGGAGCCCTGATATGGTCGTCCCTGTCCCAACGATACCACTTATGGATGACGTCCAACCCGAAGCGCCGGTCAGTCTGTATTGCACCGTAAAGCTTGTTGCCGCCGTGGACCCCGTCTGGGCTACCCATGTTAGCTGGACGCTACCGCTGGATGCGGGGGTGGCTGTCAGACCGCTAACCTGTGACGGTGGCGCTGATTGTCCAACGCTCGATGTCAGTACGGTCAGTATCGTCGAGGCAATGCCGGAGCCAGCCGCATTTCGCGCTTCGACCACGATGTCATAGCTCGTTAACGGTTGGAGTGCCGTGACTTGATAGGTCACCGCTCCGACGACGGCGGTGCTACTGGTCCAGGATGTCGTCCCAGTTGGCCTAAATTGAACTATATAGGAGGACGCAGCACCGCCGGTCGATGGGGCCTGCCATGAAACGGTGATCGTAGTGGGCGTTATGGTCGAACTTGAGAGGCCACTGACCTGACCGGGGGCCGGAGCGAGCGTCGACGTCGTGGGCATCGCGGCAAACGCAACCGTGCCGCCGGAGTACGTGGCGCAGGACAGTATGGCGGATTGCCAAGGGGCCAATACGAGGTTGCCATTTGAACTTACAAATCCCGAACCAAGCATGACATTTCCGCTACTCGCATTGATCACCGTGCATTGGAATCCGCTTCCCATGTTGTTGGTCAGAGGAGTCAGTGTGACGGGTTGGCTGCAAATAAGCGTGCGACCATTATGCACCGTCGTATCCAGATTGGTGCTCGTCGTGATTTCGACGACCGGGGATTTGTAGCTGGGGAGCTTATTGGCGATCCATACCCAGATGGCACTAAAGGTTTGGCTAGCCATGACATTACTGCCTTGCGCGACCCAGATCGAGTCGGCATCTCCAGCAAGGCCAGCCGACTGAGCCTGATCGATCGTCACGCCGCCAAGGAAGTTGCTGTAAGCTATCGCACGATCTGATCCAGACTGACTAACAGCGATCAAGTCCTGTGCAGCCAACGCCCCGACGACCTGTAATGCGGCGATCGAACTCGTCGATCCGACGGTGCCAGTCGTGGTGGACGTCCCGGTTGTTGAAATCACACCGTTAACGTCGATGGCGACATTCTGACCAGCCGAGAATAGCCCGCGCAGCAGCGAAGCCGGCATGAGCATTGGATTGCCCTGGCTGGAAATGACCAGGTCAGACTCGATGGACAGGCTCGGAAGTACGGGGAACGCCGTGTGATCCAGGCCATCCGCGACCAACGTTCCAGTCGTGATCTTCAGGCCTATCCCGACATCGACTTGTTCCGGTCCGCCTGATCCAACACTCGTCCGGCCGAGCAGGGAAGACGACGCCACGATGATCGCAGGCTGCGTGGACGCCAGAAGGGTCCCCACGGAGGTAGATCTGGCCACCCCGGACTGACTGATTGGCAGCTCATCTTCCGGTGAAACAGCACTGCTCGGCGGCAATTGGGAGATTGTTGGCATTTATGCTCTCGACTTGAAAATGCGCTGAATGCGGTCAGGCCGTGACCGCGGCCCCACTGCATGAGGAGATCCAGTGTTGGCCGTCAAAGAAGACCTCGACTCCGGTTCCAGAGCCAGCGGCCTCGTTCGGCTTTCGCCCGTTCGGTGCGAAAGCCTTGCCGCCCGCGGTCACACCGGTTGGAAGATTGCCCACCAAGTATGATGGCAGAACGATTGGGCCCGAGAAGTGCGGAGATACGGCATTCGTCCAGAAAATTTCATGCCACGAGGAAACACCGTCAGAAACAATGTGGTATCTATCATTTTGGTGAAGAGTGATCGGGCCTGAGTCAATTCCATCGGCGCCGCTTGGCAAAATGCTGACGGGACCGGCGCCAGGCGAAGAAAATGTGAATCCAGTGCCGGCCGCCACAGTGCTGGCAGGGGGTAACGTTATTGTATAGGGAGTTGCTCCCACCAAAAAAATAAAATTACCCGAAATAAAATTCGGCAGCGTCGCAGATGCCGAGTAAACATTCACCCATCCGACCGAAATGCCCTTTCCGACCGCGTACGAATATATCCCCTGATTCCACCGTAGAGTATCGGTGGTGGCATCAAACGCTAATCTATTGCTGTTGGTGCTCTCAAAGGCGATTGACTGGCCTGCCGCCATTTTGATGACTGGCGCATTGTTTATTTGCTGAGCCATCGTCGTATCAAGAACGGCATTCGAAAATGGGACAACAATACGGAAAACTGTTTTGGTACTTCCCGCAGATCCGCCGCTTAGATAGACCCCAACGATAGTGCCGACCTCGACTGGTGGCCCAGATAGATTGGCTTGACCGATGACAAGGCTTTGGATCGTTCTGCTATTCGCATCATCAAGGCCGTTTCCAAACCAGTCCATCTCTATCGTCAGGGATGAATTGGTTGCACTTGAAGGCTGGCCGGTTTCGTCCCGGTACTCAAGGCAGGCAACCCACAGCTGAGGCTGCGGCAAGAATTGTCCATTGGCGTTGGTGGAGGCAGATTCCCGGATTGTCTGGGCGTAGCGTGCAACATGCTGGGCCGGCGACGCTACCGAAGGAGTTTGTATTCCCGCCCAGATCAATCGATCGAGGCCGCCCCACACATAATTACCCGGGCTATTGTAGATAATCGTGTCAGATCGCACATTCGTCAGCACCGCAGAGCCAGATCCACCGTTGTGCGTTACAATGTAGGATGATTGATTGACGGAAAAATCAGTTGCCTGAGAGGTGCCCTGTGACGTAACAGCCCCAAATGCGGTATTGCCCGTGACAAATCCCGGCAAGGCGAAATCTGCCGGGTTACCTCCCCCGGGGATTGCGGCGGCAAGGGAGGTCCCATCGGCATTTAACGTCCCGTCAACGATCCATTTGACCCGCTTGGTGAGCGCTATTCCCCATGTGCCCGGCGGTTGCACCAGCGTCGTGCCGTTCGGAACATAGATCACGCCGCCTGCCGCCGCGGCTTGGTAAGCAGCTTTGAAGGCGGCGGTGTCGTCGGTTGTGCCGTCGATCTTGGCTCCATAGGGCGGCATCATCACGTTGATGACCCTCTGGGCGTTCGGGTTCGCATCCACGTAAGATTTGGTGGCGGCTTGCAAGGGGGCAGTGGGGTTCCCGGAAAGCACCAGTGTCCCGGTTAGCGTGCCGCCGGATTGGGACAGCGTAGTACCAAATTGGTCATCGACATACTGCTTGGTGGCCGCGTGGGTCGCTGCCGTGGGCGCGGCCGCCAACGAAAGCAACCCGGCCAGGGAACCGCCAGAAAGCGGAAGCGTCGTTGCGACCTGCGAGTCGACGTATCTTTTTGTGGCGGCTTGTGCGGCGCTGGTCGGGTCAGCGCTGAGCGCCAAAAATCCCGTTAGGCTGCCGCCGGCCCGCGGTAAAGATGTGACCATCTGGCCATCGACATAATTCTTGGTGGCGGCTTGGGTTGCCGCGACCGGATCGGATGCCAGGAAAAGAGACCCTGTCAGCGTGTCACCAGTGCGTAGTACCCTGGAGTCAGCATATTGCTTTGTCGCCGCCTGGGTCGCCGCGATAGGATCGCCCGATAATACGACTGGACCGGTGAATGTGGCGCCGGCTGTTGTTATCGCGGTTGCAAATTGATTGTCGATATATTGCTTTGTCGCCGCCTGCAGGGGGGCAGAGGGGTTCCCCGCCAAATAGAGCGCGCCGGACAATGTATCGCCAGTGCGGCTGACCCGCAGATCCACGTATTGCTTCGTGCTAGCTTGTAGCGGTGCCGCGGGATCCGAGGCTAACAGTAGCGCGCCGGTCATTGATGAACCGGAACGCGAAATCAAGCCCGCGGCTTGCGTATCAACGTAATTCTTGGTCGCTGCCTGTGGCGCAAGGACTGGGTCAAATGCCAGCACCAGAGCCCCAGTCAACGTATCGCCGGACCGAGCAACCTTCTGATCGGCGTATTGCTTAGTGGCCGGCTGCGCACTCGCGGTTGGATCCGAAGCCAGAAACAGGCTTCCGAGTAATGTGCCGCCGGATTTGGCCAAGGAACCCGCAACCTGTGCATCAACATAATTCTTGGTGGCAGCTTGCCAAGCCGTTACCGGGTCGGCTGCCAGACTGAGCGCACCTGACAATGTATCACCCGTGCGGGCCAATTTGAGATCGGCATAGTGCTTCGTGGATGCCTGCAGAGCGATCGTCGGATCTGCATTGAGAAGCAGAGCACCGGACAGCGAACCCCCAGCCATCGGCAACAGGCCACTACCGATGGCGTCGGCATAGGCTTTCGTCACCGAATCCAGGGGATGCTGCGGCGGTGCCGAAAGCGTTAGAATCCCCGATAACGAGCCTCCGGCCAATGGCAGGGCCGTGGCAACTTGCTGGTCCACGTAGGCTTTGTTCGTCGCCTGCCCCGATCCGGCAGGCGGGCCAGCAAGCATGAGGCCTCCAGACAGCGTGCCGCCAGACAAGGGCAACATGTTCGCCGTTAACCGGCTGAGCGTTTGGCTGCCGACCGATCCAGTTGGCGTCACCAGGGCCTGCGAAAGATTGATATTGGGGACGCCCGAAATCCCATTCAGGAGTTGGCCGTATGTGACGGCAACAGCGGTGCCGGACTGAGACATCGAAACAAGGTCACCCGCCGCCGGCACCGTACCACCAGGCAAGGTGTTAAGGATAAACGGTGTTGCGGTCGCGGATAACGTGGAGCCGGTCAAGCTAAGATTCTGGCCAACTGTTATGATGGCCGGTGCTCCCACGCCGGGGCCAATGCCCCCTAGTAATGATCCCGGGGGCACCGCTAGTTGGGTCTGCACCCCATTCAATACCTGGGTGCGAGAAACCCGTCGTGCTATGCCTCCTTGGCTGACAATGAATTCGTCAGAATCAGACGCCGATGTCGCGGGCGGAAGCTCGTCAATTGTGGGCATGAGTGCTGCGTTCTCCGGTCCCCTTGATTTCGGGAGCCTGATCTAAGGATTGACTGTGGAAAATCGGCGCCGAAATTACAGCGAGAAGATTGATGTCAACTGGCCGACAGGACGGGGTTCCCGTTCTGGTCAGTCAGAACAACCCCGGTTGCGGTTATTAGTGAATTTGGCGGAACAACTGGAACAGACAAAAGAATAACCGGCAACAGAACACTTCTCTGAAGAGACCGGCCATTGACAGTAGTGATACTGAAAGTGATTGTATAAATGGTGCCCGCCTGACCACCGGATAGCCATAGAACAATCTTGCTACCATCCGCTGTCGTGCTTTGAACCGTCAGGTCGCCCGGGTTTGACGGCGATAGACTGACGTTCAGCGTGGCGATACCGTCGCCATCGTTCCCAACAATTGCCGGCCCAATGTCTAGAATGTAATCCAAGACATCGCCTGGATCCTTGGTCGGCCAGTTCAGCGGCGGCGGTGCAATCGCCGCGGTTCCACGGGGCACCGATATAAAAGAATCAATAATCACCACGCGAGCATTGCTTGGTTTCCAGACATGACTTAAAGTCACAGACATATCAGACTCGTTTCAGATAACGATTTGAAAAATTTTTTAAGCTGCCGCAGAAAAGAAGGCGCGCGTTGAAACTCGATCTAACCCGAACACCGTAATCGGCCCGTCTTGGGCTTGTAAGCGGGCCTGACTGTCGGTGGCAGTCTTTGTCTGAACAACTCGTAAGGCAAACTACCACCGAATTACGACTAAGCCACCGCCTCCGGCAGCGCCGTTGAAGGCCGTGTTATTCGAGCCACCGGTACCCGCGCCGGCGGCACCGCCGCCCGGAAAACTTCCCGTATTTCCTGAAGTGCCGCTGTTTTGCGCTCCCCCGATAGGCGACGCTCCGCCCATCCCGCCCTGGTTGAAAATCCCTGCCTGGCCCGCTGAACCAACAAAATTTACATCGCCGCCGACTCCTATTCCTGGCGGTGTCGCGCCATTTTGCGGGTTAGCGGTTGTTGCGAGGTAATTCAAACTTCCGCCGGTTGCTGAGACAAATTGACCGAAGCTGGAGGTGGCTCCTGGCATGGCCCCTGCGCCACCAGTGGTGCCGCCGGCCCCACCTGAGCCGACCGTCACGGATACAGCCTGTCCAGGAATGAGACCAGTAACCAATTTCTTGGCATACCCCCCACCAGCACCTCCGCCGCTCGGCAGACCCGGAACCGAGGCATAAGTGCCTGACCCAGCGCCCCAGACTTCAACTTCAACTTGCCCGACGCCGGCGGGAATCGTGAAAATACCACTGTTGATAAAGCTTTGCACGCCGGAACCAAATCCAGGCCGTAACGATGGCAGCTTCCAAGTCAGGAACGGCGCGGTGGGTATGATGGAGATATTGCCCGCGGTTACCTGAGTTTGACCATAGGAAACGGTTATCTGATAAAGTCCTGTCCATCCACTGTCAGGGGCTGGCGTCGTTTGGCTACCGGTATTGCCTGGCAGTCCGGGTTTGAGTTGCAATTGAACCCGCTGAGTGCGTGCGGTATTCTGGGCGGCACTGGAGTTTCCGGGGCCACTAAACGATTGTGCGGGATTGCTCGCATTGTAATACGGGAGCACAATCGGATTTCCGTCGGCCTCTTGAAAAGAGGCCTCGACTAAATAGTTTAGCGACTGCCCAACACTGGATGGTGCCGTCAGGGAAAATGTTGTGGAGGCGGTGTTGATCCCCATCTTGACGAGCATATCGTTTGCATCTGCCGGGATAGACCCATAGGCAAGAAGATCGATCGGACCGATCTGAGTGATACTGCCGGGACCGATCGTGACACTCATTGAGGCAGGGGTGGTAGGCCGACATACCAGTCCATCCGCGACCGTGCTGGCACCGAGCACCGCCTGAGCAAGAAACCCCAGGCCGATCATAGTGTTCCTGTTGATAGACAGAAGGTCAGTATCGAGCGGAATACTGCTCGGGTAAACGATATTGCGATCCATGGTGGCTTACCTATTCCAAGGAGAAGATTAATTGATCCGCAGCCACGCGGTGGCGTTGACAGGTAGAAGGCCACTTAATGTTGATTGGATATCTTGATCCGTTACATTTCCCGGTAAAAGCGAGAGATCTATGTAACTGATCGCTCCTACACCGTATCCACCATTTGGTGTGCCATAACCGGCCACCATACTGACGCCGGGCGTCGGGGGGCGCGTAGTGGTAACAAAAAACTGGAGTGGTAAATCGAGGCTGCCCCATCCGCCGGCCTGTCCGTATGCGAAACCGTTACCGGCCAACTGAGAAGATCGGGCGAGCGCGGAGTAGGCGCCGGTGTCCCCGCAGTTCCACGGCTCGAATATGACAGGCGGACGACCGATCAACGATTCCAACCCCAGCGACACCGCTGACCGGGTAGCAGCGCCCCTTAGCAAGGCGGCCTGAATGCGGCTGCGGTAAAGCGAGTCCGATTCCCGCATTTTCCGTCTAAGATTCTTCCCAAAGTAATCGGTAGCGATCAAATCGAGCCATTCATCAGTAGCAGTCAGAAGTCGCGTTTGGGTAATCAGATAGTCAATTAGATTGTATATCCACACCCAAGGGGTCGCTATACAAATCAGTATCGCATTCAGATTGGGGCTTTTTTCGGAGAACCAACGCTTGGGCAAGGCAGCCCATAGCCGAGATACTATATCTCCCAGATCACCCTTCATTGGTCGTCACCACTACCTGGCCAGCCTTTATGACGGTCAGTGGAGGAGGGACGACATCCGATGAAAGTCCATTGAGCTCAACACCAATGATGTTTTCGACGCCGGCACCCGCGAGATAGGCATTTTGTGCGACACGCGTGATCGACGCACTTCTCCCAATTGGAAGACTGTTTAGGTATGTTTGGACATAATTCTGTATACTGGGCACATATGTTGGGCTGACATCGGCGGAAGTTAGAACCGCTGTTAGTGAAACGTTGACGGTCAACACTAGCGGAGGCACAACGTTGAAAGATGTTCCGATCGGACGCACCATATCGACGGCAGTCGCGACAGCCGACAAAAGGTCCGATGAAGGATAGCCGGTTCCGTCATCCACGATGATCAGGAAAGAACCGACTTGAACCATCCCGTTGGCTGCTGTATTTTCTTCGACCGCAACATCAAGCCCTTGGCGGACGTTAGCTATAGCATTTTTCACCGCTGTGAGTGTTGCACGAGACAGACTTGCCAGGTAATTCTGGAACCTGCTCCGAAACGCCTGGTCGCTTTCGGCATCGATGCCATTCGAAAGTGGATTGGCATTAGTGACGAGGTCCACTCCAGGCAGGGATGCGGCTATCACAGTGATAGTACCGGCCAACACATTGCCTACTGATCCTTTGGTGGTGCAAATTACCGGCAAGTCCACCGAACTTACCCCGTTCGGCACCACATAGCCTGACGACGAAGCCTGCCAGATCGACAGACTTTGGTCGATCGAAACCGAAAAGCTTAGCAAACCATCGGTGGTTTTGACGACGGTTCCGGTTGGTATGTTTGCCGGCAAATTGGCTGCGAAGCGGGAGAAACTGACAATGCCGGTTGCCGGTGCGGCCGGAAGGCGGGTTTGTCCGAAGTCCAACATCCATGAGTCCAGATCCGGACCGCTGGAGGTCGAGGCGCGAGTAGTCTGCAAGACACACAGGACAAGCCACTGTAACCACAGTACAACGGAGGCGTTGGCTTCAAATATCGCCCGCACGACGGAGCCCACCGAAACATCCACCAGACTGACGGCGGAACTCTGCAGCGCCGCTCCCATGTCCTGGACCAGTTGCGAAAAGCCCTTTAGATTCAAATTCATTGGCGATTAGCTCGCTGTGACGTTAAGATTAACTGGCTGTGCCGAGGATGGATCGGCATAGATAATATTGGCAACTACGTATCCATCAGCCGCATTTACAACACTTGCATTGATTTGAGGGGCTGGCGTTGTCGGAACGGCTGTCTCAAGCGCCAATTGCGTAATAATGACCGCCTCAATGTCTGCGGATTTGGCCGGAATCCCGACGAATTGTGCCAGTCCTCCGCCATAATCCAGGTTCCACAGGTAGCCGCCAGGGTTTGTAAGTAAACGTCTGAAAACCCGTTGGCTGATGGCATCGGATCCACCTGCCAAGGCGAGGTCCCCACTTGTACCAACCACGAGGTCACAACCCCACTCATGAAAAATATCGTACATGGTCGTTAGTCCAAAGGTGATGGTGTACTGCTGGTCTCGTTCGGTGGTACAGCGTGGGTGTGTGAGTTATAGTGGGTCCGCAAGCGGGACAGTGGCCCCCCTCGGTCATACACATCACCCTGGACGTGGAGATCTCCGTTTATTTGGATTGTTCCGTCATTGCACAACTTAAGGGAGCTTCCAGTCTGATGCACAAGCCAGAATTCCCCACCAGGTACCACCGGAGGCGTTTGCTTGTCGGAAAAGCTACGCCCGATAATGATGCCTTGTTCGATGTCACCTTCCTGGGGAACCAACAGCACCTGATCTCCGGGATTAAGAGGGCAAACCATTCCCCAGCCATTCCCTACCCACTGGGATAACACGGGTAGCCATCCGGATAAGACGCCATCGGGTTGGATAAGAACCCGGGCAGTGCCCTTTGCAAAATTGACTGATGTTACGGTACCAAATTTTGTTTGACCGGTTGTTTGATCTAGACTCGCTGCATGCGATTTTATCGCATTCGACAATCGATCAAGCATAATTTTGGGCTTCCATACTGTGCCGTTGGCAAGACATTAGAATATCAAACACTGACAGCGCGGATGCTCTGGGTGGACCCTGACAGGGAATTATAATGACGTTCCACGCTGTCTATTCTGTACGGGGCGTCTAATGCCGAATTCGTACCATCCAGCAAAAAAATCATGCGAGGCGCGAGGGAGAAGTCCCAAGGCATTTCTAAATGCAGCACCGTCGCGAGACGATTTAATTCGGTTGTATAACGTCCGGCTGAATCTGTGACCTGATTTGACGTGAAATTCGAAGATGAAAAGAGGAACGCCTGATTGATCTTCGAAGCCGAAGGCCCGGCACCGTTCGCGCCAAAGTTGGCGGCATTGCTGTCATAGGAGGCCATATTTTGGGAGTTCCACGACTGAACTCTTGCCGATGTCGCGGGTGTGATCGTGAGCGAACGTTCGACCCGGATTCTTTGAACGCTGGATGCGGTCACTTGTATGTCAGCGGACAGTAAACTGCTGGGAGGTTGGAAGAAGAGTGTGGTACCCTGGACGAACACATCAAAACTGTTCTCCCGGGCGAGTTGAACGATTAAATCCCAATCGGATCGAAGGCGCGAAAACTGACCAAGCGATAATTGCGTGTATCCATCGCCATAGTAGCGCCCAACACTGCCGATCGTTGGCGTCACCGCGGCCGTGAGACCGTGATTTTGTGCGATCGCCGAAACTACTTCCGCGGCAGTCTGGTTGACGAAATCCTGCTGGCGGTACGAATCGATCAACGATGATGAAAGGTCTCGTCCCTCGATCGCCGCAGTGTGCTGTACCGGGTCAATGACGATACTATCGATCATTCCGGTAATAAGGCTTTGCGACGTTAGGCCGTCTTGCAGGCCGATAGCGATCTCGACGTATCCGGCGGAGAGCGAAGTCCAGAACCCCAATGTGGCAAGCGGCGGTTGTCCAATTGCAAAGGTGACCGCGAATGAATCTGAGGAGAAGCAATTGCTGGTCACGATGGAAGCATGCAGGACGCCGGGGATGTCATTGCCATCAATAGAGATTAAGATTGCGGATCCGCCGATTATCTCAATACTCACTTATTGAGGCCCAATTCCGTCCGAAAAAACAGAATAAAACGGCGGGATCATAAGTTGAACTCGACCGCTGAGGTGTGGATCCGTTAGGTTGTTTGCCCTGGCGATATTGATCCATTGCAGGGCGCTGCCAAGTTCGGTAGCTGCTATTTGAAATAGATCTCCACCGATTGTCGTGATGATCCGCACGTTAATTCTCGCTGCTATTTAGATTCGTTCCGATGCGACCGACATAAGATCGCGTGTTGACCGCGGCCGCGAGTGACCCTGCGCTGGTCACCATTTCATCAAGCGTTCTGATCTCCCGAACAGGGTCGGTAACCGCTCCAGTAGACTGAGACAGTAGCCCCGACTCCCGACCTATCTGTTTGTCGATAGTCTGCAACGTAGCGCCAACGACGCCGCGTGCCATCGCTTGTTCCGACGTGTCGGTAGTCAACGCGTTTGTGCCAGTCAGAGTTGTCTGTAATAAAGCAATTTGGATTGAAGTTCCGGTACTGGCGGATAGCGCACTACTGAGATCCGCGGAAATCAAAGCCCCTAAGGTGGTGGATTGCTTGGGGACTACAATGATCTGATCCACGACGGCGCAATTTGCGCGATAAGGGATCCACCAAGGGCTGTGATAATCGGCTACGAAGCTTTTGACGACGACGCGGCGACGGAACGACTCCCAGGTTAGCCATACGGTCTCGCCTGATAGACGGAGGTTATCGAAAAGTTGCACGCGCGCTTCAGCATTCGGCCCAGAAAAAGTGCCTTGGAAGACAATTTCGTCGTCTTCCGGCCCCAGTCGCTCGACCACTCTGTGGCCGGTTGACAGGATGTGGATTGCCAAACGATGGCGGCCCCCGAAACGAACCGATGCGGGTATTTCAAAGTCCTGAAGACTGATCGGACCAATCTGGATAGGAGAGTCCTGCAAGGGTTAGGTGCTCCCTGAAAAGAAGGCGTAGGGGAAATGCAGGCGGTGCGGTACCGGTCAAAAAGGTGCGACGCGACCCCGTGGTAGAGTTGCTCTCGGATCTATTCCGGTCATGCCGGTAACGGGCTTACCCAATGCTCGTTCGAAATGATCCACCGCCCATCTCCCAAGTGCTGCACCATCGATGTGTAATATTGAGACGGCGGGCTTGTGGCCTGTGGTTTGTCCGTCACCCGGAGCGCCGCGAGGGATGGCGGAGGAAATTTGAGACTGGCTGTCAGGGCTTTGTCTGGTTGGACCTTGATCGATCGGTGCAAACGATGCCGGGCCGGTCACCGCGTGAACCGAATTTCGGACCGTGGAAAACAGGTCCGCGACAGCATGAACGCCATTGGGTTCATTTCGGGCGGACCCCAAAGGTACAGGAGAGAGTGCGGCCGTGCCTCCCGAAAAAGTCGGCCCCATTTGGGATATAAAGGGAGGCGACATGCGTATTCGTGAGATCCCACTGTTCCATTCGGGTTTGCTTTGAGATCCGACAACCGATCGCTCCAACAACCCCGGCGTGGCAACAGGCGCGGACGGTGTCGCAAATGTCCATGGAGCAACACGGCTCGGGGAGGCGGTCGCCATCTCACGGGTCGATCCGGCCAATCGGCCCGGACCGACGATGTGCGAGGCAGGCGTTAGCCGCGATCCTTTTGGGATAACGAATGTTGAATGTCTTCGAAACCTCGCGGGGCTCAGGCCCGCGATGACTGGCGAACGGATGCTGACACGTTCATTTGGCACGTCGTGGGGTACTCCCGCGCCAGGTTTGACTCGCATTGCCGGTGGCGCCAGAAAATAT